ACAGTCTCTCGGCGGCGCTGTCGGCGGCGGTGGTGGCGGCGGCGGCAGTTTGAGTGCGGCCAGTGGCACCGCTGGCGCGGGTGGCGCTGGAGCAACCCCTGGTGGTGCGGGCGGCGGTGGCGGGTGCGGTCGAAGCGGCGCCGCTGCTGGCGCTGGCGGCAATGGCGGCGATGGTCAGATCAAAGTGAGTTATTGGTGATGAACGAGCCTTTCATCTGGATCCTCAACGCCGCGGGCGGCGTGGAGACGTTCTTTCCGTGTGCGCTGGGCGCTGAGCCTGCGCTGCAGTCCGGCTACAGCCTGTCGCGGGAAGCGCCAGCGCCCATGCCACCCCCAGCCATTCGCAGGATCACCCTCGCCGCGTTCCTCGCGCGCATCACGCCGACCGAATACGCCGGCATGCAGGACACCCCGATCCTCGGCTACGCGCTCGCGTGCCAAACAGCGGAGACCAATCCGGCCGTCAACCTCGACTCGGAACGGCTGACGCCGCTGCTGATGCTTGCGGTGCAGGCTGGTATCCTGACGATCGCTCGCGTGCAGGAGCTGCGGCGCGACGGCAAGCTGGAGGAGGCAGCTTGACGCCCCGCTCGCCGGCCTGGCAGCGCAAGGAGGGCAAGAATCCCTCCGGCGGCCTGAATGCCAAGGGGCGGGCCTCGCTGCGCGCCGAAGGGCACGACATCAAGCCGCCCGTGTCTGCCAAGCAGGCGGCCAAGAGCCCCGAGGCCGCAGGCCGGCGCAAGAGCTTCTGTGCCCGCATGTCCGGCATGCCTGGCCCGATGAAAGACGAGCAGGGGCGCCCGACGCGCAAGGCGCTGAGCCTTAAGAAATGGGATTGCCGATAATGGACCTCGCCGACCTCAAGGTTCGGGTCGCCGCCGCGACGGCTGACGATTTTGGGCCAGAATTCGATCTGATCAATGTGTTGGATCAGATGGTGTTCACGGCAGAGCGCCGCTGCCTGCGCGACCTCGATCCTCTGGCGATGCGCGCATCTGCAACGCTGACGCTATCACCTGGCGTGCGCGTGCTCTCTGCACTGCCGGCCGGCTGGTGGTTGCCGCGGCGGCTTCGGCTGACCGCGCCCTTTCGCCGGTTGGAGCGGCGCGATCTGTCCTACCTTGAGGCGTACTGGCCGGACATCACTCTGCGCGGGACACCGCGATATTGGGCGATGCAGGACGAGACCAGCATCGTGCTGGCGCCGGTGCCGATGGCGGCTTTGACCGCGCTGGCCGAGTACACTCGGCTTCCTACCGTCATGTCGCAGGCCAATCCTGGCGCCACTTGGGTCAGCACCAACTATCCCGATCTGTTGTTCGATGCCTGCATGATCTTCATGCAAGGGTACCAGAAAAACTACGGAAGCGGCGACGATCCGCAGGGCGGAGGTTTCTGGGAGGCGCAGTACAAGGTGCACCTGGCCGGGGCCGCTGCGGAGGAGGCGCGGAAGAAGGGCACCGCGCCATTTGAAGTGACGCCCACACCAGCACCGCTGGTTGGCATGGCATCGTGATCTAGACGGAGTCGTAAGGCATGCCGAGCACCTATTCGCCGCTTTTGCGGTTTGAGGCTCCTGCGCCCGGCGAGCAGAGCGGCTCGTGGGGAAACGTACTGAATTTGTTTTTCCAGCTCGCGGAGCAATCGATCACGGGCATTTCGTATGTCCAGATGCCGTCGGATGCGGACTACACGCTTTCGGTCGCTAGCGGTTCCCCGGACGAGGCGCGCCGGGCGACGCTGGTCGTGCAGAGCGATGTGTCCTTGACCGCAATGCGCAGCATCATTGTTCCGTCCTCAGCAAAGACCTATCTGGTCCTGAACCTGACCACCGGCGGTCAGTGGATCAATGTGCGCACGGCTAGCGGTGGCGGGACGACGGTCGCGCCGGGGTGTTCTGCTCTTGTAATTTCGTACGGTGGCGGTGCAGTGGCTCGCGTCGCGCCTAATTACAACCTGACGGACGATTCGGTCCTGGCGACCGAGTATCGACGCGCGTCCGGCGGGCTATTGCTTCCGACTGGCGTAATGCTGCCTTTCGGCGGGTGGGCTGCGCCGAGTGGGTATATGCTGTGCGACGGCGCGGCGGTGTCACGCTCGACCTATGCGGCGCTGTTCTCGGTGCTCGGCACTACCTGGGGATCAGGCGACGGCAGCACGACCTTCAATCTGCCGGACATGCGCGGGCGCGGGTTTGCCGGTTCCGACGACGGGACTGGGCGCCTTTCGGGCTTTGGCGTGGGGTCTTACGGCGGCGCGCAGTCGGTCGCTCTGACCGCAGCGCAGCTGGCGGCGCACGCTCACGGCATCAACGATCCGGGTCACTCGCATGGTGTCAACGATCCGGGGCATGCGCATGGCGTCAATGATCCAGGCCACTCGCACAGCGTGAATCTCAAAAATGACGGCGGACAGGGGCATGGATCATTGACGCCCGCTGTTGCCGAGTATGGTGCCGGCAATACCGGTGGCAGTGGCACGGGCATTTCGATTGCTGTCTCTGGCACCGGAATTTTCTTGAGCGGCTCCGGCACCGGGATTTCCGTGCAGAATGCCGGCAACGGCGATGCGCACAGCAACGTCCAGCCGACGGCTGCGGGTAAGTGGATCATCAAGTATTAAGGAGCCTGGACCATGCCGTTGCAGAAGGTCCGGCTGATTCCCGGCGTCAATAAGACGGTCACACCCTCGCTGAATTCGGCCGGCGTCTCTGATGCAAATCTGGTCCGCTGGCGCGCCGGGCTGCCGGAGAAGATGCGCGGGTGGACGCGGCAGGTCTTGTCGGGCGCAGCGTTGCTGGGTGTGCCGCGCTCGATCATGCCGTTCTTCGAGCTTGCTGGTGACATGCTCGCCGGGATCGGGACGCACCTGGGCCTGTACGTTGTGCGTGGATCGTCGTGTTATGATATCACTCCTTTGGATCGCACTCTGACTGTCGCCATCGGTGGAATCGTCACCGTCTCGGGTTCGGCCACGGTCACCGCGACAACGAGTGCCGCCAATAACCTGGCGGTCGGCGATCGCGTTACCTTTGATACCATCGTCAACCAGACTCGCACGCCGTCTGGCATTACCGTGGGCGGCATCGCCATGACGGGCGATGTGCTTGTGTCGGCGATCGTCAGCAGCGCTGCCTTCCGCTTCGTGGCGAGCGGCCCGGCGACGTCCAGCGCGGCCAGCACCGTGGCGGCGACGCTGCAGTGCTATTTGCCATCGGGGCAGCGCGACGAAACTTTAGGCCTCGGCTGGGGGGCTGGTCCCTGGGGGTCTGGTCCCTGGGGCGGTCCGGCCACGGAGGCGGCCAACAGACTGCCGGCGCGCATCTGGTCCCTGGACGCCTGGGGCGAGTGGCTGCTGGGTGTGCCGACGCGGTCCCGGCTCTTTGTTTTTCGTCCCAATGCGACCACGGGAGCGATCGACACCAGGGCGGTCGAGGTGGTGAATTCCGGCACGCCGGCCGCGGGTCCGCCGCTCCAGATCATGGGCATGATGGTGGGCATGCCGGAGCGGCACGTCGTGCTGTTCGGCTGCTCCGATCTGAATTCCACCAACAGCTACGATCCGATGCTCATCCGGTGGAGCGACGTCGAGACCCTCGACACTTATCAGGCGCTGGCAACAAATGCGGCCGGCAGCTTCCGGCTGCAGGGCGGGGCGCATATCGTGGGCTGGCTGGGCTCGACGCAGCAGATCATCGTTTGGACCGATACCACCGCCTGGACCATGCGGTTCGTCGGGCTGCCCTTCGTTTACAGCTTCCAGCGCATGGAGGGCACGGCCGGCTTGGTGGCTCAGATGGCGCGCGGTGAATTGGACGGCGCGGTCTACTGGTGGGGCATGGCCGGCTTCTGGGTGTACCGCGGCGGCGCTCCGCAGCAGTTGCAGTGCAGCCTGCAGGACGAAATTTTCGGTGTGCCGGGCGAGAACGACAGCGGCTACGAGATCGGGCAGGCGTCTAAGATCATCTGCGCGACGAATGCGCTTTATGGCGAGATCATGTGGTTCTACCCGTCCTCTGGGTCGACCGAGATTAATCGCTACGTCTGCTATTCGGCCTGGGAAAAATGCTGGTACGGCGGCGCTCTGTCTCGCACGGCATGGAGCGATCGCGGGGTCGGGCCGCATCCGCTAGGGCTCGATCCGAACGGCCGGCTTTATTACCACGAGGTCGGCACATCGGCAGATGGCGAGCCGATGGGCGACTATCTGCAGACCGGCTTCTGGGATTTGAGCGACGGCGAGGACATCATGCTCGTGGCGTCGCTGGTTCCGGATTTTCAGCATTTTTCGGGGCCGATCAGCGTCGAGGTGCAGATGCGCGAGTGGCCGAATGCGCCGGCGCGGACCAAGGGTCCTTACACCATCACTAGCGAGACGAAGCAGATTCCTGTCCGCGCGCGGGGACGCCAGATCGCTCTGCGCTTTGTCGGTGGTGACGCGTCCTCCATGTGGCGCTTCGGCGCCGTGCGGGCGAATGTCCAGCCAGACGGGACGCGCGGATGACCGCGGCCCCGAGTGCGCCGGTATTCCCCCGGCTGCGGCATCCAGATCCCGATATTCAGGCCTGGGCCGATGGGCTGGTCCGAGCGCTTGAGATCGCCCTGGGCCCGCAGGCGCGCGGGACGACCGGGTATGCGATCACGCATCTGACCGAGAGTCGTGTCCTGGATGCGTCGGCGGCGTCGCTGGCCGATGTGCGCGGGGTGCTGGGAACGCTGATCGAGGATTTGCGGGCGGGTGGGAGCATAGCATGATTCAGATGAGTGGCGGCCTTATGGGGCAGCCCGGGCTGCATCGGCAGCAGGCTGGGCTGCAGCCGACGAACCCGCGCAGCCTGTTGGCGGGCGCGCCGCAGCCGCACAGCTTCACCGGGCAAAACGGCCAGCAGCGCGGAATTCTCGACGACATGATGCGCCAGGGCGGCCTGGGCGGTCCGCGCGACGCGCCGGCGGCAGCCAAGCTCAAGCCGCCCGGCGCTGCCGGGGACGGAGACGCTGCAGCAAAGGCGGGGGTTGTTGATCGGGCGCCGATACCGGATGTGCAGGCGCAGCCTTTGCCGCCCATCGAGCAGCCTCCGGCTGCTGGCCTGGCGGCTCCGCCGCCGCCGGTTGATCCGGGGGCGCTTCTGCCCGCCGCGGGCGAGGGTGCCGCGGCGCTGGGCGTTGATGGGTCCGCAGCGGGGCTGATGGCGGGCGGCGCGGCTGCGGCCGAGGCCGGGGGCGCAGCGGCGGCCGAGGCTGGGCCGCTGCTTCTGGCGGCCCTACTGGCGCGTGGTGGGCGCGTCGGCGGCTTGGGTGATGATCCGGTCTATCGCGCTGACGGCGGCGATATCCCGCACCTGGGCCGGGCGCCGCGTGGGATCGGCGGCCCGGGCTCCCGGGGCGGGATCAGCGCGTTTCGGCACGGCGGTCGGGGTCTGGTGCACGGGATCGGCGGCGGCCGGCGCGACACGGTCAAGACCTTTGCCCGCCGGGGCAGCTACGTCCTGCCGGCGGATGTCGTCTCCGGTGCCGGAGAGGGCAACACGATGGCTGGTGCGGCGGCCATCGAGCGTCGGGTGGCAAACCTGGGCGGCGCGCATCTGGCGCGCGGCGGCGCGGTCGGTGGGGGCGAGGATTTGGTGCCGGTGGCGTTCAGCGGAGGGGAGTACGTCCTCTGGCCGGAGCAGGTGGCGGAGCTTGGCGGGGGCGACCGCGAGGCTGGGTCGGGGCGTCTGGACCAGTTCGTCCAGGCGGTGCGGCAGGCTGCGACGCGGACCAGTGCTGAGGCGCCGCCGCCCGCATGATCCACATCAATGTTCGGGCCGCTACGGCTGACGATCGGGTTGCGGTGCTGGCCCTGCTGCGCGCGCTGCACGCTGAGACGCCTCACGCGGCGCTGTCCGAGGGGCGGCTACGAGAGGGATGGGACGAGGCGCTGTCGATCGGCGTCATTATCGTCTCGGAGCAGCACCCCGGCAGGCCGGTCGGCACGGTGGCGCTGGTACCGGAGAGCCCTTGGTTCTCCGACGAGGTTTTCCTTTGCGACCGCTGGATGTACGTGCATCCTGAGTATCGACATTCGCCGCACGCGCGGCTGCTGTTGCGCTCCTGCCGGCGGCTTGCGGCCGAGCAGGCTATCCCGCTGCATATGTCCGTCGCTGGGTACGGCGATCGGACGGCGGGAAAGATCAGGCTGTTCTCGCGCGAGCTTGGCCCGCCCTGCGGCGCCACATGGGTGATCCGAAATCATGGGCGGACTGTTTAAATCGTCGAAGCAAAAGGCCGAATCGCAGCAGCAGGTAACGCTGCCGCCGTGGCTTTCGGCTGACTTGCAGGGGCAAAGCGCGCAGGCAAATGCCCTGTCGCAGTCGCCCTTCGCCAGCTTTGGCGGGCAGCGGGTCGCCGGGATCACCAACACGCAAAATCAAGCCGCGGCCGGCACCGCGGGCTTGACCGGCTACCAGCCGATGCAGGTGGCGCCTGGCAGCATCGCTGGCGGAAACATTTTTGGGAATGGCGCGGGCTCGACGCTCGCCGACGCGAATCTGTCGCGTTACATGGATCCGTATATGCAGTCGGTCATCGGCACAACGATGGGCGAGATTGACCGCAACACGGCAAAGACGCTGTCTGCCAACAAGGGCGCGGCTGCTCAGGCTGGTGCTTTCGGCGGCGATCGGGCCGCGCTGGTCGATACCGAGACCCAGCGCAATGCCGCCGATCTGAAGGCGCGCACTGCGGCTGGGTTGATGTCCCAGGCTTATGGGCAGGCGCAGCAGGGCGCGCAGTACGACATCACCAATCGGAACGCGAACGCCACCACCCAGGCGGGGTTCGACCAGCAGACGCAATTGGCGAACATGCAGGCCGGACAGCAGGCGCAGCTTGCGAACCAGTCCGCCGGCCTGCAGGGCGCGCAGTTCAATCTCGGCGCCCTGACCCAGCTGTACGGCATGGGCCAGCAGGAGCAGGCGACGGGGCAGGCTGGGCTCGACGCTCAGTATGAGGAGTTCCTGCGTGGCATAAACGATCCGTACCAAAAGCTTCAGTTTGCGTCTGGGATCACGAATGGGCTGACCCCGGCTTTCGCCGGCACGCAGACCAACACCACGCAGCCTGGGCCAAGCCTGGGAGCGCAGCTTCTCGGTTTCGGCATGGGCTCGTCCTCGATTGCGCGAAATTTACAGCCTCGTGCCAACGGCGGCGTCATCGATGGCGAGGCGGAGGAAATCCACGAGCCCGCGGACGCTGGCCTGCAGCAGGCGTTGGCGCTGCTAGAGCCGGTCGGGTTTGCCCGTGGGGGCGAGGTGGCGGATCGCGGCGCCGACGTGGCGGGTGTTGGGCTGCCGGTCGAGGCGCTGGATGAGCCAGAGTTGCTCCGGCTGGCGGCACTTCTGCCGGACGTGGCCAAGCGGCGCGACGCGCTGATGGACGCCTATCCAGGTTTGCGCGTCACCTCCGAAAGCCGCGGCCCGAGCCGT